CCGTCTCCCCTCGGAGTTCCAATGGGTTCGCTCACGGCCGCCGCTGACGGCTCGCACACGTCGGGCGCGATGATTGCGCTGATGCCCACCGCCGAGGACGCTGCGCGGCTGGCGATCGAGGGCGGCGAGGCTGCCGAGGATCTGCATCTGACGCTGTACTACCTCGGCGACGACGGCACCGCGTGGACGGAGGACCAGCGCAACGAGCTCATCGGTAACCTTCGTGCGCTCACATCCGCCGTGCCTGCCGGGCCTGTTACGGGCTTCGCGTTCGGCGCGAACCACTGGAACCCGAACAGCGACAGCCCCTCGTGGGTGTGGGCCGTTGGCGACGACCGCGACCGCCCGGAGGGAACTCCGTCGCTGCTCAGCGCGAAGAGCGTTGCCACGGTCGCGCTGGAGACCTCGCACAATCTGCCAGAGCTGCCGGTACAGCACTCGCCCTGGGTGCCTCATGTGTGTGCTGCATATTCGGACGAGCTGGATCTCGTCATCGCGTTGGAGGAGCGGCTCGGCCCGATCGTCTTTGACCGCATCCGGGTGGCGTTCGCCGGGGACCACACCGACATCCCCCTCAGCGGCACCGTCACCGCGGCGGCCGGTCCGCTGCGCCGTCAGCCCACCGAACTCGAACTCGCGAGCCGGGCCGACTTCGCGCAGATGGACAAGGCCTGGCATGAGGCCGTGGACGCCACGGTGGAGGCGTGGGCCAGCGTGCAGGAGGCGATGCGCGCCGAGGTCACCGCGAGCATCCAGGCCGCCGCCGAAGCCGACGACTTGGACCGCCTCGACGGGCTGACCGTCGACACCGACGACGGCTCGCGCCTCCTGATCGCCCGCATGATCGCGTACGCGCGGGAGGCAGGCGAAGCCCAGCAGGCCGAGGCCGAAGCACAGGGCGTCGACATTCCCGAGTGGTCCCTCGACGACGAAGCGATCACGGCGGCGGCGATCCGGGACCGGCTGCGGCAGGTCGGCCGGACGACGGCCCGCTACCTGGGTGTTGGTCTGGTGCAGTCCGCGGTGCGGCAGGCGATGCGCGTGTGGGGTTCGGGGTCGCCGTCGCAGGTGGCAGCGCAGGTCGATGAGCACCTTGCCGGGCTGTCGGGTGCGGCGGTGGAGGAGCAGGTGGGTGCGGCCATGAGCGCCGCGCAGAACGAGGGCCGCATGGCTGTGTTGGCGGTCGCGCCGCCAGCCGAGTACACGGCCACCGAGATTCTCGAACCGGGCCGAACGTGCCAGCCGTGCCGGGACATCGACGGCACCCGTTACACCACGCTGCCCGATGCCCGCGCCGCGTACCCGTCCGGCGGCTATACGGGATGCCTCGGCGGGTCCCGGTGCCGGGGCACGTTGGTCACCGTCTGGCCGCAGGCGGACGAACAAGCAGCCGCCGGAATGATCTTGGCGGCTTCCGCGGACACAATGCCGCCGACACACCACGAGCAAGGAGGCGGCAGCGTGCCGTACAGCATCGTGCAAGACCACCCGGACTGCGGTGCCGATACGCCGTGGGCCGTGACCAAAGACGCCGACAACGAACTCATGGGCTGCCACACCACCGAGGCGGACGCCGAGGAACAGCGCGCCGCGCTGTACGCCGAAGACGACGACAAGCCCGACGACGACGACATGGACTACGCAGGCGAGACCGCCCCGTGGGAAGGCGTCCTCGCCGTCGAAGGCATCGTCACCGGCGACGGCCGCGAGTTCGCCGAGGGCGCCCTGCAGTGGGCGGACCTCCCCATCCCGCTGCGCTGGAACAAGGAAGACTCCCACGGCGGTGAGCCGCACACCGTGGCTGTCAACGTCGGCCGCATCGACAAGGTGTGGCGCGACGGCAACAAGATCATGGGCGCGGGTGTCCTCAACCTCGCCGAGGCGGACGGGCAGCGCGTCCACGACATGATCAAAGGCGAGTTCATCCGCGGCGTCAGCATCGACGCCGACTCCATCGCCGAGCCGGACATCGAGTACGTCTTCCCCGAAGACATCAACGAGGGCATGGACGAGGAGGGCGACCTCTTCGAGATGCTCTTCGCCCAGCCGGAGAAAGTCATCTTCCACGGCGGACGCATCCGCGCCGCCACGCTGGTGGATATCCCCGCGTTCGCCGAGGCGTACGTCGCTCTCCTCGACGAGGCCGGCGCGATCGTGGCCGGCGGCCAGCCGGTCGGTGAGGACGCAGTACTGGCGTTGGCGGTGCAGGAGATGGGTGCGGTAGGCACCCACGACACCGCCACCTCCGACGGGCCGTGGGATGCGGGCGCGAACGAGAAGCGCATCAACGCACTGACGGTGGACAAGGCCCGTGCGGCGTACGGCTGGTACGACGGGGCAGCGGTCGAGGACGGCGAACTCCCCAAGAGTGCGGCGAAGTTCCTCCACCACCAGATCGGTGAGGACGGCACCGCCGGAGCAGCGAACCTGGCTGCGTGCTCGGCTGCGATCGGTGCCCTGCATGGTGCGCGCGGCGGGGCGAGCATCCCGGATGCGGACCGGCGCGGCGTGTACGACCACGTGGCGAAGCACCTGCGGGACGCGGGCCAGGAGCCGGAGCCGTTCCGCGCTCTGCACGCGGTGGCTGCATCCGGTGGGGTGTGGCAGCCGCCGACTGCCTGGTTCTCGGATCCGAAGCTGTCCCTGCCGACGCCGATCACCGTCACGGATGACGGCCGGATCTACGGGCATGCCGCGCAGTGGGGTTCGTGCCATATCGGGCAGGAGGGCGTGTGTGTGCAGCCGCCGCACGAGGACGCGCATCCGTACTACCGCACGGGTGAGGTGAAGTGCGACGACGGCAGCCGGGTGGCGGTCGGTCAGATCACCGTGGGCACAGGGCACGCACACATCAAACTGGGGGCGTCTCCGGCGGCTGAGCACTACGACAACACGGGCGCGGCCGTGGCGGATGTGGCGGTCGGCAACGATGCGCACGGTATCTGGGTGGCGGGGGCGATCCGGCCGGGTGCGGATCCGCTGCGGGTGTACGAGCTGCAGGCCGCGGGCCAGGTGTCCGGGGACTGGCGGCGGATCGGTGGCGAGCTGCGCCTCGTTGGGCTGCTGGCGGTGAATGTGCCTGGTTTCCCGGTGCCGAAGATGCGGGCGCGGGTCGCGAGCGGGGAGCCGCAGGCGTTGGTGGCTGCGGGGCGTCCGCAGGTGGCGTGGGGGCGCTCGCATGCGGATGTGGAGCGTGACGCGGTGCGGATCGTGATGCGGATGCTGTCGCGCCGCGTCCACCCTGGAAGGGGGTGAATGGATCGTGTGCAGCTGCAATAAGAGGCGTCGTCCGGCACCTCCGCCGCCGCCCCCGCCAAGCTCCTGACCTTTATGTTTACCGCACCGGCCAAGCGAATTGACGTTTGGCCGGTGCGTGTGCTATGCGCTAACCTCCGTGATCAAAGGGCGCTGTTGAGCCCGCAACCAAACCTTCGATCACGGAGGAACTAGTGGCCTCAGAAGAGCTCTTCAGTGCCCCTTCCGATCTGACCCTCTCCAGCGACACCGACCTCACCGAGCTCGAAGCCAAGGCGGTCGCCGAGTTCGAACGCGTCCACGGCTCAGACCAGGTCGACCCCGAGACGCTCCAGTACGCGATGCGCCTCACCGACGACCTCGACCGCATCCGCGCCGAACTGAGGGTGCGTGAAGTTCGCGCCGAGCAGGAGGCCAGCCTTCAGCAGGCCCGCGTCGCCGATCAGCTCGCCTCTCTGCAGGCCCGCGTCAGCGGAGCCCCCGCCGCGCAGGCCGCCGCCGATGCCGCCCCCGCGATCGACGTGGAAGCCATCGCCGCAGCCGCAGCCCGCGGCGTCACCGCGGGCATGGCCACCCTCATGATGGACCGTAAGGGCGGCTCCGTCCGGCCCGAGGAGATCGCCCGCCGCGCGACCGCGTCCCTCGCCGAGACCGCCGCGCACGCACCGAAGCCGAAGGTCCCCGAGAAGCGCCTCGCCATCACCGCGTCCGTGGACATTCCCGGCGTCGCCCACGGCGACGCAGTCCGCAGCCTCAGCGGCCTCACCGACGTGGTCAACCGCAAGGCCAAGTCGATGCCGGCGACCAACGGCAACCCGAACTACCAGCTCGTCGCGAGCATCCGCAACGACCACGAGCACACCCTCGACGACCGGTCGAGCCCCGCGCAGGTCAAGGAACTGTTCGACTATCTGACCTCACCCGACAAGCAGGCTGCGCTGGTGGCCGGTGGCGGATGGTGCGCGCCGTCCGAGATCCGCTACGACTTCTTCAACATCGCCTGCAGCTCCGGCATGATCGACCTCCCCACGTTCGGCGTCACCCGCGGCGGCATCCAGTTCCCCGTGTCGCCGTCGCTGGCGGACACCGTCGGCAGCATCGCGTTCGGCGGGTTCGCCGTCGAGTTCTCCAACGCGTCCGCGCCGTGGTTGTGGACCGAAGCCGACGACATCGCGGCCGCCACCGGATCCCCGACCAAGCCCTGCGTCCGCGTGCCATGCCCCACCTTCTCTGAAGAGGTGCTGGAGTGCTTCGGGATCTGCCTCACCGCGGGCAACCTGACGGACGCGGCGTACCCCGAAGCGACGCAGCACATGATCCAGCTGCTGATGACGGCCCACGACCACGCCATGAACAACCGGTTCATCGCACAGATGGTCGCCAACTCCACCGCCGCCATCACCATCGGCGGTCAGGCCGACGACTCCGCAGCCCCCCGCATCTACAACGCCGTCGACCTCGCCGCGACCGACTACCGCGAGCGGTTCGGCATGTGCCTCGACGACGTCCTCGAAGTCGTCCTCCCCAACTGGGTCCGCTCCGCGCTCCGGTCCGACCTGGCATGGAAGCAGGGCGTCGACCTCCACGCCGTCACCAACGCGGAGATCGACGGCTACTTCGCCACCCGCAACGTCCGCGTGCAGTGGGTCGACGACTGGCAGGTCCGCGGCGCGAGCCAGTTCGGCAACGCCACGGAAATGACGGCATGGCCGACCACCGTCGACTTCCTCATCTACGCGGCGGGCACCTTCGTCCGCGGCACCGGCATGAGCCTCGACCTCGGCGTGGTCCGCGACTCCGTCCTCAACTCCACCAACGACCACACCGCGCTGTGGTCGGAGGAGTGCCACCTCATCGCACGCGTCGGCCACGAGTCGCGCCGCTACACCGTGCCGTTCAACGTGAAGGGCGGCTCCGGCTCCGGACGCCCCGAGGCTGAAGCGGCCGTCTGACCCTCCACCAACAAGCGAGCAGAGAGGGGTGAGCGCCGGTGGCCGGAGCACGCCAGATCATCGACCCGCCGGCGTTCACCCCGCTCCCGTACGGGCTGTGGGACAGCATCCAGCACCCCACGCCCAGCGGGCCGCACTGGCAGCAGGGCATCACCTGGTTGGATCGCTGCCCGACCGGCGGCACCACCTACGACGAATGCCTCGCCGTCACCGGCACCGGCGAAGCCCCGCCCGAACCGCCGCCCAAAACCGACAACGTTGAGCAGACCACGCGCGGTGCGACACCGTTCACCGTGTACGCCGAGTTCGACTGCTCACCGGTCGGACTGAACGACGCGGAGACCGCCGCACGCGAAGCCCTGGCCCGCGTTGAGTCGCAGCAGGTGGAGCGCGCGTTCTTCTCGGGTACAGCGGGCGGGCAGACCATCGCCTACCCGCACCTGGCCGCCGACACCGAGGTGACCGACAGCCAGGGCATCGTGCTGCAGCCCGCCGCGTCCCCGGTCGTCACCGGGTCAGACGTCGACATCACAGACGGCCTCGGCCGACTCGAATCAGCGCTGTCCGACTGCTACGGCGGGCAGGGCTTCATCCACATCCCGCACCATGTGCTGCCGATGATGGCGGCGTGGAACCTGGCGATCGAACGCGACGGCGGCCTGTACACCCCGGCCGGTAACCGCATCGTCGTCGGGTCCGGGTTCGAGAACAAGGCGCCAGGCGGCACACCAGCGGAGCCCCGCACCGCGTGGGTCTACGCCACCGGACAAGTCTTCGGCTACCGCAGTGAGGTGTTCTTCACGCGGGCCAGAGAGTCCATCGACCGGGCCGAAAACACGTACCGGATGATCGCCGAGCGCACCTACGTCATCGGGTTCGAGTGCTGCCTGATCGCCACGCAATTCGCCCTTGGCGTCATCCCCGCCGGAGCAATCACCCCGTAGGAGCCCCGTCATGGCAGTTACCTCTACGTGCGCGACTCCCATCAAGGGCACGCACCTCAGGATCATCGAACTCGACGCGTGCGGTGTCCCGGTGACGGGCGAGGGCGGCCTGGTCATCGTGACCACCGGCTTTGTCCAGGTCGTTCAGGAACCCCAGTATGAGGAGGGCACCGAGTTTTTCGAGCGCACCGCGTCGGGTGAGGCGTGCGTGAACCAGAAGGACGACCCGATCTTGAAGAGGATGCAGCTCACGGCGCAGTACTGCCTCTTCAACGTGTCCGGCATGGCTCACGTCATGTCCGCCCGCGAACTCATGACCGGCACTCCCACCACCGGCACTGGCTTCGCCGTCGCCGAAGGATCCTCCTCCAACCGGTACAGCCTGGAGGTCTGGCAGGAAGTCGCAGGCTCCGGGGCGTGCGACGCGGACGGCAACCAGCGGTACGTGTACAACGCGTGGCCCAACGTCGGCGCGACGATGGTCGGCGGCTACACCATCGAGAATGGCCGCTCCACCCTGGAAACCACCTCCGAAACGAGGGGAGCCGCAGCGAACTGGGACACCCTCGTTGGCGGGGACTGGCTTCCGGCGGGTGAGTCGGTGCTGACGGATGAGCACTGGGTGTGGAACGTGACCACGACGGCGCCGCCGACTGCGGCGTGTGACCCGACGACGCTCGCCGCATAGCCGGTGGTTGCTCAGTTC